CTTATCTTGGCTCGATTCCTTTTTTTTAAGGTTTCACTATATCTATTAGCGAAATCCCTAAACTTGTCATGGTTGTATATCAAACCATCAAGTTCTTTCATATTCTTATACATTTTTTGCCGTGAAAATTGAAGCGTTAGTTCCGCTATTATCATTTTTTCTTCTTTTTTCATTAGCTCTACGGCTGTATCTAAATCCGCAAATATCATCCCAAGTTCTTCCTGTTGATGGGATATCTTATGAGGGTCAAACTGTAGTGAATAAATATCGCTCATTTTATGCACTCCGCGTAGGTTATCATGTACCCCATTTTGTCTTTGTATGAGTCATGATGCTTTGGGTTCGCCTTTAGCCTTACTGTCTTCTGCCAGTCGTTACACAACGCCACTTGATGCGGTTTTACCTCTATTCCTAGAATGATTGACCACCCCTTTGCTATTTCTTCGTGATTTGTTTTTATATCGCCATAATCTCTTCCGCGAGTTTCAACGATACTTACTACCTCTTTGCATAACTTTTCACCAACCATCTGGGTTTTCCTTTTTCCATTCAATGCGTTCTAATAAATCTTTCTTCCACTGCTCATTTAGTTCCTTATCTGAGTGTCCTAACGTATGGCACTTCCTACAAAGAGCATATAAGTTATCAATCCTGTTGAGCCGGTTGTTTTTGACTCCACCCATGCCTTTCGGAATTAAGTGATGAATATCCACCGCTACCTCTTTATTGCAATTCCAACACAAGGGGATATCGTTTTCGTGATATCCCCAAAAGTCGGCAAAGAGCTTCTTATAATTCTTTAAGGTTTTCATTAAATGCCCTTACAGCGTTTTTAGTTAGCATTTCAATTTCATTAACCGAAAAATTACCAGATTGCATTGAACGTCCTACTATTCCTGTGACAAACATCATAAGAGATTGCGTATCGCCCTTATTAAAGGCGTTTGAGGGCGGTTTAGGTGTATAGGTATTATTAGCCTGTGGAACTGGTTGTGGCGGTTGTGGTGCGTATTGCGGTGCTTGTGGGGGTTGATAGGATGCCTGTTGGTCATTTGGATTTACTACCACTACATTTTCTACATTGGTATAAGGATTGCCATTAGCTGACGTTTTGTTATTTATTACCTCACAGTTTATGGTATCTCCTTTTTTTGGCATAGGATTCAAAAATGAACCTCTTGCGTAAAGCCTTTTTCCATCTATTAAGTCGATAGAGTAATTAGGAACTCCATTTTTCGTACCATCAAAAATTTTATCTATTATTCCTTGCATAATATCTCCTATTATTATTTATTGATTACGTTGTAACCACGACCCTCTAAACACCGATTGATAAAATCCTTTCTGGTATTTGCTTTGGGGGGTAGCCACAACACTCGCCACCTTAGACTATTATACACTGCTTTGCTTTTGTCGAAAACGTAACTTGTCTGGTCTTCTACCAAGCTTTTACAGGTATAATAATCATCGTGAAATCGGTTCATATCTCCTTGAATATTTGCCGATGATTTTCCTCTAGAGTCAACTATTGGCATGGTAGAACACCCACCAATAACAACGGCTGACAATAAAGTGAAAATTAGTTTTGATTTTTCCATGTGAACTCCAATTCAATTTAAAACCTATTCTATATTTTTGGTTATGTCTATGCAAAACCTATAATTAGAAAAATCATAATCAAAAACGCACTATCAAAAACAATCTCTAAAAATTTATTCATCTTTTATCTGCTCCAAACTTTTCTATTTTATTTTTCATTAATTTTTGCAACACCAACTGGTCTAAATGTTTTTTTACTGAGAAGTACAAAGTAAGTTCGTCTTGAATTTTTCTGTCTTCTTCAAAACTTGTTTCACCTAAATCAATAATATCAGACTCAGAATTATCTTCTGAATTTTCTACAGGGATTAGGTGAGAAGTATCTTCAGCCAGTTCATGCAATTTTTTTATTCTAAGGTCTTCTCTAGCCTTAGAAACAATCTCGCAATATTCTTTTACTAAACCATAATGTTTAGCAACTGACATATTTAGGACTCTTACGTTATAAAGCGTTTTGTTCCCTATTTTTGTTGGTTCTATCATTTTCTATTTCCCCTGTAGGTTTGTCCAAGTTTATTATAACCGCCTTTAATGTCTACGCTCATTACTTCCCTGTGCTTCCACCCAAAAGGAAAATGGTCTGTGAATTCTGGCGGTATACAAATCAAATGATACTGGTTAGCTGTATCGACCATAAACTTTGCAGGTGGATATATCTCTATCCCTAGCCATTCATCGCCTAATAGGTTTTCCATAATAGACATTTTATCAGACCATTTGATATTATCGCCCTTGTCTTTACGTTTGATACTTAGCCAGACACACTTCCCTTTTAATTCTTCTGTGTGTACTAATTCATCGGCTGATTTACCTTCATATTTGTTGACTGCGAAAATGCTGTTTTCAAAAATGAATCCATCCATTTCTTTCAAGGCTACGTGTACTGCACAATCTCGTATGTGCTGTAAATCATAGTCTTGACCATTGTCGATATACCAATCTCTAACGGCTTTGACTCTTTGCTCAACGAAATCTTTGGGTAAGGTGACGTTACCCATATCGATAAGGTCACCCCCTTTTACTTTAGCTATCATTTGTTAACTCCATCCCATTTGTTGAAAAGCTTGTTGCCCTCATTTTCTTTGTTAAGACGAATATTCAAGACCTCTAAATTCATTGAATGGGCAAATCTTTCTCCAGTAATGTTATCAAACGCAAACCAAACTTTACCTTCCTTCTCCAAGAAAAATTCTCTTTTAAGCCACTCTTCTGACAACTGAGCAAGGTAGCGTGGTCTGGTGCTACCTACTCTTGGTTGAGTTTTTACCCAACTAATATTATTCAAACGATTTCTAACTGCTTTTCTCATTACTTCACCTCATTCTTGCTGTTGGTATTATTCATCTTGATAGCGTGTCTTAGTATTCTATCTCTTTGCGATTTCTTGCATTTGGATATAACAGCTAAGACATTGATTGCGTGTTGCTGAACTTCTTCCTGTGAAAAAGTATGATTGCGGTTTATTTTCACCTCAAAGTTTTTTGCAATAAGGTCATCTGTGAAGCCCTCTCTTTTGAGGGCTTGCACTTCTGCGGTGGTGATTATCTGTTTCATTATTTCACCCCCATAGCTAAAATGCTTTGAAGCTTAGTAATACGACCATCAAGAAACCAAAATACTCTGATGAAGTCTGTACCTCTTGAGTTTCTTACAAAATGCCAATCCCATCGCACTCGTCTATATAGGTCTTCGCCAAGCTTTTCTTTCAAGTAGTTTCGACCATCATCTTGAAAGTTTGATTGAACACCAGAAACGATAAACTGCATGACTTGAGCAAAATCATTGTTTTCTTTTGCCTTTGGCACTATTTCAAAGTTTTTGAACTCGTTCCTGTACTCGACCAATTTGAAGATTGTATCGCAATCCATTTTAACCTTTTCAAAAAGCGGTCTGTGCTTTTCTCTTACCAAATATAGATTTGAAGGAAGTTGAATTATCAAATCCCATCTTTCTTCGTGAGTAGGGAAATCCTGTATAGACATATCTTTGTTTTTATAAACTTCGTCATAGGCTCTGTTAAGATTGTCTAACGCTTCTTTCTGTTCCGACTTAGAAAAGAAGTAACCCTTTGAAGATAACTCAAGTGCGTCATCTATGTATGTTTGTAAATTTCTCATTTGAACTCCAATCTATTATTATTATTAGTATTAATAACCTAGATTCTAAGCTAGGTTTATTCAATAGTCAACCCCCATAAGGTAAAAAATATTGTGATTTGGTGTTTTTTTTGATATTTTTATGATATTCCTCCTAAGACTAGCGGAATATACAAACTGAACTCCAATTCGATTTGTATAGCGTAGGGGGTAAATTTTATAACTTAAATGGGTGCAATCTCATTAGAATTTAGAACTTACCCCCTCATGATAAAAGAATCAGATATACAAATAGCCTGTAATGACTACCTAAATTATCTGTGTAAATATTACCATTTTAGGCATTTTCATG